GATTATCTTTGGTACTGCTTCTACTAATTTAGGTATTGCCTGAACTATTCCAACTGCAAGTTTTACGACTAATGTGATTCCCATTTCTATTATCTTTGGTAGATTGTTTACTATTGCATCTAATAGTTTTTCAATTATTACAGGTATCTTTTCTATTAGTCTTGGTAGTGCAATTATTAGTCCATCTGCCAACCCAAGTATCAGCATAATTCCTGCATCAATAATTAGATCTAAATTATCTAGCAATGTTTCTGCCATTAATATTACTGCATCTATTATTTGTGGAATTAATGTTGGTAGTTGCTGTCCTATTCCTGTTATTAATGAAACTATTATCATTATTCCTGCTTGAAGTATTTCTGGTAGCATTTGGATTAGTGCATTTAGTATAGTTGTAATCATTTGATTTACTGTATTCATCAAATTTCCTATATTACTGCTGATTCCTGTTACCAGATTCTGTACAAGATTAACTGCTATATCAAGTATCTGTGGAAGTAAGGTATCTGCCATGCCTAATATCAGATTTACTAATCCATCCATGACAACTTGTATTCTTGGAACAATGTTATCTGCAAATGTCATTATGCTTTCTACGAAGTTCCCTACTAATCCCTCGAAGTTAGCATTTTCATCTGCTATTCCTGTTAGTAAGTTCTGCCATGCTGACTTCATTGAGTTAAGTGATCCTGATATAGTACTACTAGCTTCTTTAGCTGTGGTTCCTGTTATTCCAAGTTCTCCCTGGATTACATGGATAGCTTGATATACATCATTCAGGTTATTGATATCATACTTTATTCCTGTTATTTTTTCTGCATCAGCAAGTAGTCTTTGCATTTCAGTCTTTGTACCACCATAACCTAATTTCAAGTTATCTAACATTGTATAGTTCTGTTTTGCAAATCCCTGATAAGCACTCTGGATCATAGACATACTTGTACCCATTTTATTTGCATTATCAGCCATGTCGGTTACTGCCATGTTACTTACCTCAGCAACTTTGGCTGTATCTCCATCTAGCGATTGTAATAGACTTGCACTAAAAGAAGTAACTGTTTCCATGTATTCATTTGCACTTATTCCTGCTGTTTTGTATGCATTATTAGCGTATCCCTCTACTATTCCTGAGCTTTCTTTAAATAGTGTTTCTACACCACCTATCAATTGCTCATAATCGGCATAGTTTTTGATAGCTTCTTTTCCAATGTTTACCAATCCACTCGCTACACTTTTCATAGCATTAGCTAATCCCTTAACTCCTGCTATAATTCCCTCACTAATAAGGTTTCCTTTTATTAAATCACCTAAGGTGATAGTTTCTCTACCTGCATCTTTCTCTGCATCAGCAAATTCATCCACAGCTTTTGTGGATTCTTTTAATTTACTTTCATTATCTTTTATATTTCCTGATAATGATTTTATTTCTGTTGCTAATGCCTTTGCTTCCTTAGAGTTTTTTCCCTGTTCTATTACTACTGATCCATATTGAGTCTTTAATTCATTTAATTTGGCTTTCTGATCTGATATTGTTTCAGTTAGTTTTGTGTAGGAGTTCTTGCTATTATCTAGCTCTTGCTTATTCTTGTTTACTTCTGCTGTTAATTTATTTACTTCTGCTTCTGAGAGATTTAATTGAGTTTTGTATTTGTTTATTGTTTGATTATTTCTATCATATTGAGCTTCGCTTTTGGCTAACTCATTAGATAAGTCTGCAACCTTTTGTTTCTGGTTAGCTATTTCTGTGGATGATGCTGTTGTACTCTTTTCCATCTCATTAAGCTTCTTGGTTTCATCTTCTAGACTTGCCTTAAGGCTATCTATTGTTTTCTTATTATCTGTTTGCTGTTTTTCAAAGTCTGCAAGTGCATTTCTGTAGGTGTTTATCTTTTTATTTCCCTCTTCTATTTGTTTATTTAGCACTTGGTTTCTAGAGGTAACAGCTTGAACAGATTTGTCTGTAGAACCAAATTGACTTGATACAAGCTTCATTTCACTAGCCATTACAGTTAGGTTGCTGGTTATTGTTTTTAAGGCTCTGGTGTATTCACTTTCGCCTGTCAATTTAATTGAACCACCGAATGATCCTGCCATATGTTACCTCCTCACTCTTTTAACCATTCTTCATCCTCTATTGCCAATTCTTCTAATCTTTGATAGCTGACTTGTTTAAGTGTGAAATCATAGTAGTTTTGGTAATGGTAATATAGGTTTTTGAATGTTCTGTATGTTAGTCTTCCTACTTCTTTTCTTGGTAGACCTAATAACTTTATTCCTACAAATAAAATCCACGAGAAATCTATCTGTTCTGATTCATCCTCGTGGACTATGTGTTTTTTGGGTGTTCATCTTTAACACTTTCTGTTATAGCATTATTTAGTTTTTTAGCTGATTCTTGGATTCCTGCTTTTGTAATGATTCTTCCTACTTGTTTTGTAGTTAATAATGGTTTATCTGAATTAGTTTCTTCATTCTCCATATCTATGGCTTCATTTATCATTTCAGTAAAACCGAATATTAGTGCTTTTGCATTTGGTTCTCCTTTTTTACTATCTGTTAGTCTTCCCCATTTTTGTACACTTCCATATTGTTTCTGAATTGATTCCATAACATTTAAATTGAATACTAATGTATATTTCTTATCATCTACTTCAAAATCAAATTTATAATCTTTCATTCAAATCCTCCTATGGTGTAGGTACTGCAAGTAATCCCTCTAAGTAAGTTATTGCTTCATTGTAGGTATCGAATGTTTTTGTTTTTGACCAAGAACCATCATTTAGTTTCATTACTGTTCCCTCTAATGAAGTAGTAGTAAATTCTACACTTTCTCCCTTAGTCTTTTCATCTGGTAGAGCATCTTTGAATTTTACTTTATTTAAAAATTCTACTTTGTACTTGTATACTCCTCCGACTACTTTTGTGATAATTCTTCCGAAGCCTACGTATGGAGCTACATCTGAGTCCTTTCTGATAATTTCCCCATCTTGAGAGATTTCATGTCCTGTTAATTTAGACATTGTTTGGTCATCATCTTCATCTACTGTGATTGTAACTGTTCCTTTTTTTACTGTGTAATCACTTTCTGCTAATCCATCATCTGCATATAATTCTGCTGAGTTTAGATCTAATGAAACTTTGCAATCTACAGCTTTACCCAATTGTAATGCTCCTCCGTATGTTTCAGTTTGTTCATCAAGTATTCCATATCTAAAATACTTTAATCCTATTCTTGCCATATTATCTCATCCTTTCTTTTTCAAATTCTATGGTTTTATGAAATAGTCCTGTGTCCTCTTCGTACATGTCTGGACTACATCCTGTTCTTATGAAATCGTTATCTTCCATTATGGTTTCTACTGCCTCCTGTATTGCTAGATAATTCTTATCGCTATAAATATCTATATCAATTGATATGACACTACCGATTTCTATATTTTCTCCGTATAGCTTTGGATCATCTCCTGTAAATGTATAAGTTACATAGGTTTTGCTTTTTCCTTTGTACTTTATATACTCAACAGGTATTTCCTGTTCTTCTACTACAAAATGAGTAAAAATTGTTTTTAGTAATTTATAATCATTCATCTCGTATGTACCTTTCTTGCACTCTATTCATTGCATCGGTTATCGCTGATGTATCTTTAAATGCTTTTCTCATAAAAGGTTTCTTTCTTTCTCCTCTGCTGGTTCCATATTCACGAGCTAATGCTTTTAATGGAATTGGTACTCCATCATCATCGTATCCATAGAAGCCAACTTTGGTATTGATACCATCATCGCTTTTTGTTTTATATGGTCTGGTAATCTTCAATCCTTTTTCTAAGCTTCTTGTAGTTTTAAAACTCTTCTTCATATTGCTTCGGATATTTTTATAAACCACTTGAGCTCCTGCATTTGTCATTTCCATCATCATATTCTCTGCATTGTCATAAAGTTTATTTAGTGATCCTATTACTTCGGTTGGCAATTCAAGACTAAATCCTGCCACTATTTTGTTACTTCCTTAGCTTGTATTTCTAATTCAATATTTGCTTCATCTATGTTATTCAGATATTCGATGGTATATGTTTTAGAATTAAATTCTATTAGCATATCTCTGGTTATTTCTGTCTTTGGATATCTGATAGTGAAGTTAGTGTATGCCTTTTCAAAATCAGAGTTACTTGCTATCAATGTGAACCCTTTTGTAGTTTTCACACATGCCCAAGTTTCCAAGAGAAGAGTTTTTGTTTCTTGCTTAAATCCACAATCATCTTCTCCTGATTCCACTTGGTATATAGATATTTTTTTATTGTATTTTCCAGGATCTAACATATGTTATTTAAGGAGTGCATTCCAAGTATGGTTTCTACCACTTTATTCAAATCTGATTTGTCTACATAAAGTGATCTGGTGTCATACATATCTTGGCATAAAATAAAAATGACTATCACGAAGTCATCAAATTCATCCAGGTCTTCCACTCCTGTGTTATCCTTTATAAATGCTTTAGCAATACTTATTAGGTTAGTTAATAACGATTGTTCTTCCTGGCTAACTTCTGTCAGCCTGATATAGTTAGCTATATCTGTATAAGTGATGTCACTCACTTTCATTAGTATCTCCTCCTATCTTTGAGGTTGCCTGAACAACTAATGTTTTATTAATTAGATCCTGTTTTACAAACAAGTTTTGAAATCTTTTGAGCATCTTCTACTTTAGCATCAAATTCCATCCATGCTACTACACCAACAGCATGTTGATCTGCATATTTTTCTCTTAGAACTTCGATTTCTAATTCTTCTACGAACTTAGTTGCTAGACCAGACATATCTCCGTAGTAGATAGCTGTTTTTCCTGATCCTATGTTATCCATATTGTCAGATTCATAAACAGGTTTTCCAAGTAATGTATAACCAAAGTCATTAGTTAAATCATCTTGAAGTAAATATCTACCGTTTTCATCTTTTAATAATGCTACGGCTGTTAATGTTTCTGGACTCATAATCCAAATAGCATTCTTTTGGAATCTTTGTTTAATTTTTCTTTTTGTTTTGATTATTTCATCTGCAGTAATAGCTGTAGCACTTGCTGTTGTAACTGATAGAGTTACTCCTGCTTTTAATCCTGCTACTTTATTAGCTGTACCGTTGATTAATTCTCCCTCTACGAATACTGCAATTGATTCAGCCATAATATTAATTACTTCTTGTACGATATTGAAGTCGCTGTTATTAACTAATGATTTTGAAATCTTAGCTAATGCTCCTGCTAAATATCCTGTTAATTCAATATTTGCAAATGAACCAATATTACTTTCTAATGAAGTAAATTCAGTAGCATAAGCCATATTGATTTTTGCACTATTAGTTTCTGAATAATATGGGATTTCTAATTTTCCTTTTACATTGTATTTTGTAGATTTTTCTAAAATTGGAGAAATATCATAAACTTTCTTGATGATCTTTTTAGCAATTGATTCTGGAATTACTGCTCCATTATCTCCTACTGTTAAATTAGTATCAGCTCTTTCTTCTGATAAAACTCCACGAATAAATCTTTCGAATGCTCTTTCTTCATTTAGAGCTCTTTCTTCATTCTCTTTCACTTCTTCTTCCTCCTCTTTCTTTTCTTCTGCTTCTTCTTCATCAGGTTCTTCTGTTAACTCACGACCTTTTTTGATCGCTTCAATAGTATTAGT